CAGGATGTTTGATAGATTTAAAAACATCCTTTTCCTGAGTTACCACAGATTATCTAGGCTAAGCCCTAAAAATGCAAGGCGACTACTACCTTGCGTGTTAATTAGAAATAAATTTTCTGATTTATTTTTTTGTAGTCATTAACGGCGATGTCCGGAATTGAACCGAAGGATTAAAAAACAGAGGAGATAAACCACTTGCCTGTCACCGCCATGTGAGGCCGAAGCCTCGGAAATAAAATGAAAAATATAAAAATATAAGGAGTCATCAATCCAGCTTACCGCCTTCAGCTGATAATACTATTTTATCATTTAAAGGTTTCAATTTTGTTTAATCTGTTTACTTCTTTTGGCAATATTTTCGAAGGCCGATTTTCTAATATTATAGATAGTCCCTCGACTACATCCCAACTTATTCTCTACCTCGCTCCACGTTAATCCGTCGATGAAGAATAGTCGCATCACAATATTTTCTAACGGATCATCAAGAGATTCAATCAACTGAACTAACTCATCTCGTTCACGATATAGTTTTTTAATCTCTTCGTATAATTGTTCAGACCTGTCAATAATAGATATATTCAATTCTTCAGACTGGTTCTTATTGCTTTTTGACTTCGGCATACTATCGAACGTCTGCCCTTTTAAAATGCCTGAACGTAGACTGATATATTCTTGATGTTTCGATTTAGCTTTTATATCGATATATGGCAAGGCTTTTAATCTCTGTTTAATATCTATTGTCAATCATACACCTCGATTCCAAAGAATTGGCAGATGTCTTCTGCCTCACATTCGGAAATTTCCAAACCTCTCTCCCAACAACTTATGATTGTTGAATAATACCCTAAATGCTTTGCTAATTCTGTACGAGTAAGACCTTGCTCCAAACGTTTTTCTTTCAAAAGCGCATTAAGATTTCCAATCTCACACTTCTTGAATAAGACATCTTTATCCAATCCTAACTCTTTTGACAGACGTTCTTTCTGACGATCACTTGGTATCAGACCTCGTTCCCAATTTGAAAATGTCCTTGGACTAATGCCAAATTTCTTTGAAGCTTTTCTTAAAGAAAGACCTTTACCAATTCGCCATAATCTAATTTGTTCTGAGAAAAATTTCCTATTCTTCATGCTCCATCTCCTCGATAAGCCAGTCAAGATTCTTTCTGGCTTTCTTCAGGTCTTCAAGACCGTTTTTTTTCTGAAATCGCAGTTGATACTTCAAGGCATTTCCAAGATAAAAACCTTTCAGCTGTTCTGGTGTCATGAAGTTTCTTAAAGCATCAATAGATTCCATGCCAAATCTGCCTTGGTAGTGGCTTGGTTTGTTTACGTTATCAATTATTTCTGGGTCCATTTGATAGCCTCCAAAAGTTCTAAGATTATTCGGTTCCATTCTTCTGTTGTTGTTTCTCTAAAATCAAACTGAGACATCATTTCAGCTCTTTTGAATAATGCCCTCTTAAAGAATGAAGCTTTTATGGAAAAATTCATATCATCTGTTTTAAATTCGGTTATGATTTTCTTTCCATAACCCTCTATCTCTACATGGACTCTTGTTTTTCTATAGAGAGGTAGAGGCTCCGCCCAAACACTTCCTTTCAAGTCTGATTCATCGACTTTTTTTAGCATTAACGATATCTTCTTAACTTCGCTCTCTTTTTTAGCACCACTGAACGGGTATCTTTTTGGTCTCATTTCTTATCCTCCAAAAGCTCTGGGTTCTCGTAGATGTTACCGATGATTTCACATTTCATGTAAGCTAAATAAAGAGGTTTCCATTCTGTTTTTCGCTTTTGTAACTCATCTACAAATCTGTAAATAAAACTTGCATAAGATCCATGCCATCTTACAAGCGCTTTTCTGCCTTTGTAATCAAGGATATCCCCCTCAAATATTTCCTTGTCGTTCTTATCCTTGAGTCCTGTTGATTGAGTGAAGATAACACCTTCAAAATCAAAGCAGTCGCTTTCACAAATTCCACCCCAACACAAATCGGTTTCTTTTGCGTAATATCGAATTGTCTCAATGTAGTCTGCGAAACATTTTTCTTCTTTTATCCACGCTCTATATCTTGGTTTCATTCGGCAAATCCTCCTCTTCTACAAAACTTCCGTCAATCCAACGACCTTTTCGGTCTTTGATTTCTTCGTAAGCCAGTTCAAAACATTCTTCGAAATCATATCCGAGTGCGGTACTGATTGATTTTAAATAGTCAACCGCGAATACTAAATCATAACGAAATATTCCATTGTATCTTCTATCGCTATACGATAGAATTGCACAAATGTTTAAATTTAAGCCTTTAAAACATTTCATTACATCTACTTCTTTAACGGGATTTAATCCCTCAAAAATCTTATGCACATCCTCTTTTATCAGCAACGCCAGACCGACAATCACAATTGCACAGTCTCCAATACTATCCTTTGTCAGCTCCTCATTCTTTTTGAGATAACCAGCACAGAGTTCACCGAACTCCTCGCTAAGTTTTAAAGACTGCTTGTCTAACCGTCCACCGTTCTCTAAATCACGGTCTATAAACCATTGTTTGACTTTGTCTATTGTGTTCATGATAACTCCTAAAATAATTTTATTTTCTTCTCGTAAACATCAAGTCTCTGTTTAGCAATATTGAAGATGTCTCTATCTAACTCGCAACCTACATACTCAAAACCTAATTCTTGACAAGCGATTAAACTACTTGCTGAACCAACATGAGTATCAAGAATCTTGTCTCCGTCTTTTGCGTAAGTTTGAAGTAACCAAAGATAAAGATTTATCGGTTTTTGTGTCGGATGGATTCTAACCTCATTTAAGGCCTTATTTCCTTGTTGTATATGACCTTCAGATATCGACTTTCCTTGCATCATACCATTCCACATATAGCGAAACAGCCGTATACTATCATGTAAGCTGCAGTACGCTATCTCACAATCTGAGAAACTTGACTTGCCATTAACTTTGTCCCACACGATACGGCCAGGCCCGAAAGAGTAGTCGAAGTAGTTCACACCCCAAATGATTTGATTTTTTGAAACTCTAAATAACTCATCAAAATAATCTCTATTTGGAATTTTCCACTCCGAGGTTTTGCCATACAGTCTATTGACACCAATCGGACTGACTTTTCGACCATAGTATTCTCTTTTTTCTGGACCAGAAAAATATGGCGGATCGACAATAGCTAAATCAAAATAGTTGTCAGGATATCTTTTTATGACGTCCATACAATCTTCGTGAAGAAATAATTTCATAACATCACCTCATCCCCGACCGTCACCTTTTCATACACGTCCTTCGTAACCACGAACACGCCATAGTCACGAATAGTAAGCGTGTATAGCTTCCCGTGTCGTCCTTTCTCGACGACTTTGCCGAATATCTCAGCGCCTTGATTATCAGCTTTATAGACAATCATTGGCTTCTTTTCTTCTAAATCTCGAATCCTGTCCATCTGCCAGATGTTTAATCCAGCAGATAGCTATGAATCGTTTCATGTTCACTCCCTATAATTATTGTAAATTTCAATAGCTGGAATTGATTCGTTATCAATAGCAGAAGTGATTATCAGCTCATGTCCGACTTTTTCCTGAAAGTCTAGCAACTCCTCTATCGAATTGATTTCGATAAAATGCCCCTCTGCACCGTTCGGGAATTCTCTTTGTATTCGACCTTTAGACGTTTTATGATTAACTCCTTCAGAAAGCCAAGCGCCTTCTATCCTAGAAAATCGCTCATCATATTCTTCAAATGTCGAACAGCCTCTAACTTGTATTTTTGTGTATTTTTTAATCACGGCGTTAGGGATTCGACTTTCAACCCACCCGCTTGTGCTTGTTAGTAAAAATTCCATCACTCCACCTCCTCAATCTCAATCCCTGGGCAATCGAATACCCAGCCGAAGTTGGCTTCTTCTAGTTGTTTGCGGGTGAATTTAGTTCTAAAAGGATGCCACTCACCGCACCAAAATATTTTGCCATCTTTTTCGCACAAAAATTGAGCGTGGTTCATGTAATTTCTAGCTTTTGGCATAGAAATCCGATAACGCTTCTCTTTCTCGACCTCGTAGCCGAATTGGTGCATGTTGACGAGGGTTTGAATAGGTGTATTATCTACGTCGTTTAACCAAAAAGCGAACTTACTATCAATCTTTCCCAACTCGCTTTTTGAAGATAACCAATCCCACACATTGTACTCAAATTCGTCTTTGTGTTCCTCATACCAATCCGCCACAAACTTCTTAACTTTGACTTTTCGGGGTTCTTCTAGTAGCTTTAAATCTTCTATAAAAATTTGACGAGCTAATTCTGCTCTTTTAGCATTCCACTTTCCCTCATAGCTTTTATACTTCTCAATCAATTCCTGTTTATTCATCTTCCAATTTCTCAACTTTCTTAATTCTTTATTCCTTTTCTTCAACAAATCGCGCTCCAGCGCCCTAATTCGTCTCTTGCTCGAATCGCACGACTTCGAATACTCGATTATCTTCTCTTCGTTTTGCTCGATTGTGCGTAGATAACCTTTTATCAATTCTTGCTTATCAAATCCCATCAACTATCCTCTGCAATATCTCGTGATATTCGTAAATCTCCAGTTCAATCCTGTAATTCTTATTTCCAGACTTACCACCGTGCATGAACTCAGTCGATACTATCACATTGTAATTATCATCAGTCCAAATCTTTGCGTCCGTCAGGCCATCAAACAAAGCCTTGCTTGTAGGCGACCAGTTCGGCGGATCATACTTCCTATTCGTCGG